CACGGTACAAGCCCTTACTACACTTTGGAGAGGCAACAAAACCAACGTAATAATCAATGAAAAGGTAGAAACGAAAAAAGAAACCACAACGACCGATAATAATGAAGCGTAAATAAATGGGGATAATCAATTATCTAGGTAGTCAGTTGATAGGTTTAGGCAATCGCTTATACGGGTTCAGTAGTAGTGCAGGGATACAAGTAGGTGTTGATGGTAGAGGGTTTTTTATACCCGTTGGAAGTTCCAACAATGTTCTAACTTTAATGGATTACAAGGACTTTGATAGTGCTTACTTTCAATGTAGCACACTTCAAACCGTTATCGTAAATAAAGGGCAATGTAAGGTAAATGCTACATGGGATTTATATAAAGGAGATTCTAAAAAGCCAAGCACAAACCCACGGGCAAACGATATAAGGGCGAAAATGAAAAAACCTAATTGTTTACAGACCTATGCACAATTTCGAATGGATGTTTCTATTTATGTGGCTATTCATGGGTTTTGTATTATTTGGTTTGTTCCAAACGGTTCAAGTTTTGGAACGGGCTATCAAAATATATGGGCTTTAAACCCGGCGGACTTAGTCATAACTTACAAACAAGGCGGAAAATATGTGTTTCAAAACGATTTGAAGGATATTATCGAAAGCATAAAGTTAAATTACTCAGGCGGTCAAATTGATGTACCTATAAATGAAATTGAATTTGTAAAGGATCAAGTCGCAACCAAATCAACAAACGGAATACAACCGCCAATAGTCCCAACTTCGCGGTTGTTTGGGTTAAAAATGGTAGTCAGTAATAACTTAGCTGCTTATGATAGTCGTAATAGCATGGTAGTAAACAGGGGCGCACAAGGTTTTATTGTCAATCAAACCAAAGATTCAGCCTCATTTATTCCTTTGTTAGATAGTGAGAAAAACGCACTACAAAAGGAAATGAATGAGTACGGTATTATGAGGGGGCAAAGCAAAGTTCCAATGACTTCGAAGGATTTAAAGTATGTAAGTACGGCAATGTCCACCAGGGAGTTAATGCTATTTGAAGAAACCGAAGAAACCATGTGCCGAATAGTTGATGTGTACGGTTATTCGATTGACTTACTAGCTACTTCAAAAACGGGCAATATTGGCGACCATAAACAAAGCGTTCAAGAAGCCAGAAAAAATTTATATCAAAACACCATAATACCAGAAGATTTAAACGAAATGCCAGCGATTTTCGCTCATTTTGACCTAGAAAATGATGGATTACAAGTAAAAACGAGTTACAAGCATATCGAAGAATTAAGCGAAGATGAACAAAAAGAGGAGGAGTTAATTACCGCCCGTATTGATAACATAGCAAAAATAAACGCTATGCCAGTATCTTATGAAGTTAAAATAAATATTGCAAGTGAACAATTTGAAATAAGCAACGAAGATGCTAAAAAAATTATAAGCGAAAATGACAGCTCAAGAGAAAATACAACAGTACAAAAAGGGTCATAGCGCACCCATTCAGTACAAAGCCTCGCAATCGCAACGTAAAGCGGTTGTTAATGAAGATTCGCGCACTATTGAATTTTACTTTGCCGTGTGGGGTGTTAAAGATTTGAACGGTGAAAAGTCAATGAAAGGGTGTGTAACTAAGTCAATACAAGAACATGGGCCAAAATCAAAGTCACCACAAAAAATAGTTTTCTTAAAACAACATAATCAAAGTGAGCCACTAGGCAGGATACTTTCAATTGAAGAAGATGACTATGGAGCAAAGGCAATAGCAGAGTTCGACAACATACCTTTAGCAAATGATGTACTGGAGCAAGTAAGAAGCGGAACTTACAACCAATTTAGTTATGGCTATAAATATATGTGGGATCGCGTGGAATGGGATGAAATGGATGATAGCCTCGTATTAAAAGAGGTGCAAATGTTTGAAATTTCAGTCGTGACAATTGGAGCAAGCCCCGACACTAAATTGATAGGTTTTAAATCTTTGAATTTAGAAGATGCCTTTGATGAGTTAAGCAACGAAACCGAACTTTTTATTAAGAGTTTAGATAGCACAAAACAACTGCAAGCCCGCAGTATTATTTCAAAACATATAGCACTTAGTTTAAAAGAGCCGTCACAAAAGACACCCTTACCAACTACGCCGCGAAATGTGAATATAAAAGAGGCAATTAATAATTTTAAATTTTAACCACAATTAAAAAAATGACACAAGAAGAAATTGATGTGCTTATGGCAAAGGTGAAAACCGAAACCAAAGCCGCCGTACAATTGGAGTTAGACGCATATAAGGCGGCAAACAAACCGATTGACAAAGCCACGATTGAGGCACTCATAATTGAGAAAGCCCCTAAAAATGATGTAGATTTGGATGGAATGAAAGCCACCATTGACACATTGAAAGCCGATGCGATTAAAACCGCAAACGAACTAAAAGCCTTAAAAGAAAACCCGTCAAAACAAAACACGGATAATTCTTTTAAAGGGTTATTTTTCAAAGCCTTTAACGAACTCGAAGGGGAAAATAAAGACCTTTTCGAGAAAGCGAAAAAAGGTGAGCGCATGAATGACAAGAAAATTAACCTTGAGGTTAAGGCGGTAAATATTACCGATGCCACTACTATCGGAGCGGGTGCTACTCAAATCAGTTTAACTGATAACACGGGTATTATTTCGCCTATCTTACAACGTGCTGAAAAGTATTTGTCGGGTGCAAGTCAAGGGCAAACCAAAGGTAATGTTGTAATGTGGATTGAGGAAACTGACGAAAGCGGTACACCTATTTTCATTGCGGAGGCAGCTACTAAAACTCAAGTGAGTGTTTTGTACGTTGAGAAAACTCAAACCGTGCGTAAGATTGCTATTTATGCCAAAGTATCGAGTGAGTTCTTAGCAGATTTACCACAACTTTATTCTTACGTTACTACCAACATGGCGAAGCGTTTGGGTATTGCTAAAGAGAATAATTTGTTACTTGGGACGGGTTCGGGTGTTACTTTGTTTGGTTTGGATTATTACAAAACCGCTTTTACCGCCGGAACTGCTGCTGGACAAATTCAGTTTGCAAATTACTTAGATGTAATTGAGGCCGCGAATAAACAAGTAGTATTGGCTTTTGGTATTCCTAACCGTTGGTATATCCACCCGGACGATATGTTTATTTTGAAAAGTGCTAAAGATGCAGTAGGTCGCCCATTGTGGAAGGACTACATGGATAAGAACGGCGAAGTAGTTATAGGGGGTGCTTTACTTGTTGAAACACCGGCAATGCCTGCAGGATCATTCTTAGGAGGTGACTGTTCGGTTGCTCACGTAATGAACCGTGAGGGTTTAACTATTCAATTGGGCGAAAGTGGTGATGACTTTATCAATAACTTAAAAACGATATTGATCGAAGAGCGTTTATGCCAATTCGTTTCAGCAAATGAAACTCAATTAATCGTAGGCGGTACTTGGGCTTCGGCAGTTGCTTCATTACTTGCACCGTAATTTTTAACCATTTAATTTTTATCATACAATGAAAAAGTTTTTAAGTATTTTGATTATGACCTTATGCTTTCTATCGGTAAAAGCACAAACCGCAATGACCCCCGCAAGTGGGAGCGTTGATAGTTCAGCGACTGAATACATCACGGCAACAATCGGAGGTGGATTTGGGCAACTTATGATTCAGCCCGTTATTACCAAAGTAGCAAATACGGGTAGCACGGTTGCGGGTTACTGCCTCTTACAAGGTTCTTTAGATGGGACTAATTGGGTAAATGTACCGACTTGGAAACGAATCCCCGTTAATGGATATGGTAGTGCCGTCCCTTTTAGTATTTACGAGGCGGACACCTTCACACTAGCAAACGTAACCACGGCGCAAACTAAAGTCTGGAATGTCGGCGGATATACTGAGGAGTGTAGCCCCTACTACTACTTTAGGATTGCAATCGTAATGACAACTACCAAAGTAACGGGTACGGGAGTTTACATATTCAGACGTAGAATTTAACCAAAACACAACAACATCATGGCAAAAGGAATTAAAGCACCAAAAGTAGAACCCCTGGAAATTGAAACCCCGGAATTGGAAAGCAATGAGGCAGAAGCCACAGAAGGCAAAGCTAACTACCACAGTAAAGATTTGCTTATTATCGAAAGCATTAACCCCAAATTTGATAAGGTAGGCAATCTTCACCCCGTTGGCGGTGACGTTGCAAACGCTATCATTAATAAAGGTTGGGCGAAGTTTAAAAAGTATGTAAAGCAATACGAAGCATAAATGATAATTATCAGCGATTTGTATTTTGTAGGTGAAAACTACGTTCCTAATGTAACATTGTTACCGGGTAATGTTTCTTCGATTACTGAATTTCAAACATTCATAGGATTAAAAGAAACGGATTACTTGGAACAGTTCTTTGGGTACGAGTTGGCAAAGATTATTATCGCGGCGGTTGTTGCTTTTAATACTGATAGCACACCCCTACCAACGCGAATCGCTGATATTATTAACGGTGTAGAGTTTACGGATTTAAACGGGAAACTTCAAAAGTGGAAAGGGTTAAAACGTCCTACTGATTTAATCTCACCAATAGCAAATTTTGTTTATTTCTATTGGATGCGAAAGGAAATAAGTAAGACTACTTTAAGCGGTGAGCAAATAAACGAAACGGAAAACAGTAAGAATATTGGTAGAGCCTCAAAGATGTACACCAACTGGGAAACGGGCGTAATACAGAATAGAATACTTGCTGAATTTATGCAAGTAAACTTATCTTCTTATCCCGAATATGCTGAATGGATTTACCCTTTTTCTTACTTCGGTTATACGGGTAATAGGTTTGAACTTTTAAAGGATTTGTCAGCAGTATGAAATCAATCCCAATAGTTTTAAAGGAGTTTATCGAAGAGACGTTTACAACGGACTTAACGATTACCGCCGTGGAAACTATTTCGGCAGGGGTTTATAAACTGACTTACGATTGCAAGCGCAATACTCCTTATGTATGGCTTACAAGTAACCCCGTTTTTAGAGTATTTCACGGTGCCGACACCTATTATTACACCGTTACCGCTATTGGTGACTGTGATTTTACCGTAACAAGTTCGGGTACGGTTTATATTCCCCTTGTCGGTGACACGTTTAGACAGGTTCGACCTACATTTATTCACGGAACGCAAAAGAAAGCAAAGGCAGAATTAGACCAGTTAATAAATAACGGTTTACGATACCCTTTGATTTACTCACAAGAGATTCAAAGCGAAAAGTTCACCAACGATCCGCTAAGTTCTATTATCTCACGCCCTAATTGTCGGATTTGGTTTTTATTGCCAAATGATGAAAATTGGACTACTGATAATCATTACGACTTAGCGATTGAGGCAATGAAGAACCTAGCTACTGAATTTATGCGACAAATCGAATACTTTGGAGTAACCGCACCGCCCGAAAGTGACCCCGATACCTTTGAAC